GCCGTAATGCATTAAAGCGTGCTTGCGTGGACGATCACCGCGATCAATATCGTCCGTATTAGTCCAAGAACCTTGAGCACCATTAAGGTCAGACGGACGACAGAACAAACACCTCAGACACAGAACTATATTATTACAAATGTACAGAACAACAACAAGACCCTCAACAACCTCACACACAGACCACTTGCGTAACATCTCGATATCGGCAAGAACCGTAGTTCTCGCGTCATTCTCAAGACTACGCACGCGTCAAAAGACAGTGGTGTTCCATGGAGTCAGGAATGCTTCCATGGAACCAGTGCCAGCCGTTGGGCCGACAAACCCACTGAAAGTGAGGGCACACAATGCGGAACCAGGTGCGTTCACGGCGAAATAAACCACCATGATAGCACTAGCAGTGACAGTAGCGCCTGGGGGCGCCATATAACTAGATAGGGTTCCATTAGCTATGACGTTCACAAAGTTTCCATTCGCAATTGACACGGCAGGAGCAGTGAGCGTCCATGCGGTGTAGCCTGACCACTTGAGTACAAGTATGAAGTTACCATACTCAAGATTTAGAGGAAGGGAAACGGTGTTACTTCCAAAAGTGAGATTCTGGAAGTTGCTCGTCACGGCAGTCATTGCTGGAAAAACATTTCCGGCAGCGGTGAGGGCATTGCTGTAGTAATGAGAAGAGATCACATTGCTCTGCATGTTAGTAATCTGAGGCTTCATGAAGCGGAAGCGGTAGTGAACGTGAATTTCGCCAAGTGATATTGAGGCGGAATTGGTAGGCACATTGGTATTCACCACTTGGAAGAATCCCATGTCGTACAACCGTAGGTCAGCGCCGGCGGGAGGGTTGCCGGTACGGACAAACAGCACGTTTGTAGGATTCTGATTACGCTTGCACTCCACGGCAAGATAAAGGTGATCATATGGCGCCCCAACCACGGCAGCGTCGGAAGCTTCCATGGTTTGCTTATTAGAGAAGGGAGCAGCGGTAGCGTTAGATTGGTAGGACATGAGAACGTTACCCATTGTTTGAACGGATCCAGTGGTCGTAGACATAGCCTTCGACACGTTTGGTCTAAATTCAACCACGAGTTGGTCAATCACATACTCGGCGTACTGTGATGCCATAGCGCTCGCCCAAGCAAAGGTGCCCGCTTGACCCGGATTGATCGGGTAATTCTGTGAGACAAAGCCAGCAGAAGTGCCGGAGACCAAATCCCCGACATATTCACTGTGTTGCAAAACCACGGAACCAGCGGAAAGCGGGAAAGTGGACCGCTCGCCTTTGAACTTGCTACCATACTTATGCGTACCACCGGCGGTGTTCCTGCGGGAGCCCTTCCGGACGTAATCACCCATACCACCGAAGGCTAACGCCGCAAGCCCGGGTAAGGCTTGTCTCGCGGCGGCTTTACCAACCCCACTGGCAAGACCGAGAGCAGCGGCACCAGCCATCTTTACGGCAAAAGGCATGATTCTCTGCATGCCTTTGCGTAGACGGCGGTTAACCCGCTTGCCAGCTCCCTTCTTGACGTCATCCTTACACGTCCATTCGCCATTAACGCCATTGAGCTGGGAAGCTACAACATGGTCGGTGTCGTAAATAGCGAGGGGCGGAGGATAAGGATGGAATGTGCCATCTGGATGCGGATAAATGGTCGCGCTATTGGACTTAGAGGTAGATGAGGATGAGCAGATTCTGGAAGCGCCTCCACGCATGACTCCATTCATTGATGATGAGAGTGCGGGGTCGCTACGTTGAATGTATCCTTTCAAAATGAGCTCAGAGTCACAAATGTGTGTGGGAGCATGTCCGTTGTTACACCAGGGGCAGTCGACAGGCCAATCTGTGCTCAGGACTCTTCTCATCGTCCAGGCACGGACTAGAGCGTTGTCGTCGACTGAGTATGGCAGGTCGTATTAGGATTGGAGGATGAAGATGTCTTCCTCCGGGTCATCGAGCGGATCCTCAGGGAAAGGAGGAAGCACCCGGAAATCTACTGTTTTGGCAGTGACAGTATCACTGGGAATTGTGGAATTGCCTTTCCTTGACCTCAATTCGGTCGCCGGTCTAAGATGGTTGGGATGTGAGGTTTCTAATCTCACTCAAATGCAGCTCTTTGCCGAATCACTGCAACCCAGTCCCAGACCCATAGTGCAATAACTGGATCCTTTTATTGTCGTGGACGAACACTTAAGTCCTTGCGACCCCATAACTTACGTAAATATAACGCTTATTCGGTACAAACCGAAAGCCGTTGAGTGGGCAACGGGTTGGCTCACAATCATCATGCTCCGGGGCAGCACCACCCCTGCTATACTCCCGATTGTGATTTCGTGCAGCATCTGGCTTTCAACGACGGTAACCGTAGTCCCGGACACGGCCCTAGAGTGTATTACGAAATGCAGACAAACAA